TTTTGGTGGTAATTTCAACCCCTGTGATAGAGGTCCTTTTTTAGGGGGTACTGCCCACCATTTAAAACCAGGATTAGCTTGCATCTTTTGTGCCATGCTTGGCTTTTTTTTATTTGTTGGTTTATTTTTTATACTCATATTTACTCCTTAATCCTGTTATACCACCTTCTGAAAATTTTTCTTGTGTTCCCAACATTCCAGGTTGATATAACGCTTGTTTCCATTTGTCGTCAATATTAAAAAACTCTGTAGTATCTTGAAGAAACGTTTTTGGAGGATCATACTCCTTACCATTTACTATACGTTTATTATATCCTTTGGGTATATTTACATCTTCTAGTTTTTGACCAGGTTTTATAAATCCTTGATCTTGATAATATTTTAAAGCATTATTATACTGTTCATCGCTAAGAGCTTTGTTTTGATAATTGAAATCTTTATAGGTAAAAGGTTTTTGATACTCCGCAGGTTGTTTAGTTTCCGCACGAAATATTTTTTCCCCTTCTGTTAAAAGAGCTGGATTTCTACCTTGGTCCGTTTCTCCATAAGGAAATTTACGATCTACTCTTGCTCCTGTTTTACCTGGAATATCAAAAATGTTTCCTTTGGTAGCATAACCATATTCATTTACCTTTATTCTGTCTCCATCAGCATTTCTATAAAAACCATCTTTTGATTCATCATCTGCTGCATAATAAAACATTCCAGCTTTTTTAGGTTCACCAATATACTCTGATTGTTCTTCATTAATACCTAGTTCGTTTACTGCAGCGTTATAATCAAACACCCCATCTTCTCTAAAATTACTAAATTTTTCTTCTAAAACTTTTAATTGTTTGTCTATTTCTTCTAAATCTTCTGGACGAGCTTGGCCTTCAGTTAAACTAAGAAGATTTCTTTTTTCTTTTAAAAGATTTTTATATTTACCTATATCAGCTAAACTTTGAGCATATTTTTTTGCAGCGGGTGATAAATTACTTCCTTCATCATCTAATATACGTTGGGCTTGTTTTGAATCAGTATTTAAATCAAGAAACTGTGTAAGAAATTCATTTCCAGCAGCTACATCAAAAGGTTGACCTTTTCTAACCATATCATCAAAAATTGAAACAGTATCTACTGCAGCTGATGCTATTGCAGCGGGTAATCCAATTAAATTTTTTAATCTAAAAAAATCTACGGGATTTAAAGCTCCTTTTACAAACTTACCCGTATTTTTTAAAACACTATTTCCTCCTGCAACTATTTTTTGTAACAAAGATTTTTGAACTGTTGATCCTTCTCCACTTTTTATTAATTCTTCAGAAGCTTTTTTAGCAACTGCTAAACAACGATTTGATCCAGACCCTAATTTAAAACCAATACGTCCCCCATTAACTGCGTTTGTTCTACAATCTGGATCCACAGTTCCTGCTAGTTTTAAAAGATTAATCTCTAATTTTTTAGTTATTTCTTTTACAATGTTAGGATTAACTTTTTGTGCATCTTTAAATAATTTAACTGCTTCTCTTTTAGCAACTGCTAAACCTTTACTAGCAGTAATATCTTTTTTAGGAATTCCAATACCTTCTTGAGCTGCTCCTATGTTTTTTAAATCATAGTTTGCTTTAGCTTTAGATATTTCACCTCGTTTAAGTTGGTTTAATATTGTATTAGCTTCAGTGTTTTTTATTTGAGTTAACAATTGAAAATTTTTAGTAGGCTCTATACCCATTAGTTCTTGGTGTTGAATTGTTAAAGAATTATTTTTATATGTTTTTAAAGGAGCATTTCTGTCTGTAGTAAAAAATGTATATATCTCATTATAAGTTGGAACTCGTTCATATTTTGCAAAATAACTTTCTAATACTTTATTTGGTTTTTCAGTTTTAAATTTTTTAGCTGCATTGAAATAAGTAAGAAAATTATCCATATCAGGATGTAAAAATTTACCAGAAACATCTTGTGCCACAATACTCACTCCTTTTTTAGCTCCTTTTTTAGAAAGGTCATAATCAATGTGAGTATATAATTGATTATTTTTAATATCATTTACTCCTACAAATTTGCCATCAACAAAGACGTTAGTGTAGGTTCTATCTTTTATCGGAAGTTTACCTTGTTTTTCTGCAGCTAGTTTCATGTAGTTAAGTAATCTATTACCTTCTTTTTCAGGGTAGTATCCTTTAACTTTTTTGTATTTTGTACCGGGTTTTTTTTCTCCTTTCATTCTTAACACAAGTTTTTGTTTTTGACCTTGAGTTAAATTTATAAATTCTTCTTGTGTGTAAGGTAAGCCTGTAGAAGGTTTAATTGGTTTTGTTTTTTCAAATAACTTAACTGTTTTATCTTTTATTTTTAATCTACCTTTTTTTTCATAAGGACTAGAGACGTTAGTTGATATACTTCTTTTAATATTATCTGGAACCTCTCCCCATGTTTTATATCCTTTTTGTTCTATTTGTTTTTTATATTTTTTAGTTAATTCTTTTTCTGTAAGACCTCTGCCACTTGCTTCTTTTCTTTGTTGTAAAGCTTCGTTCATTTCTTTTTTAGAATCAAACCATTCATGCAAACTACCATTAGTTTTTTTAGGATAAAAATCAGTGTACTTATGTTTACCTTTATTAGGACCTTGTTTGACTATACCTGCGTATTTGTAACCACTCCGTCCGCCTTCAGCAAAGTTCTCTGTTGCGTATAGCTCGAAGAATTTATTAAAGTTTAATACAGGATTTTTCTCACCTCTTCGATATCTGTTGTAAGCACCTATTACGTTGCTTATTTTTTTAAATGAATCTCGTTCTGGATCTACGCTTAGACCATTATTAAACTGCATCCGTGGTTCTTGGGCCATGGGCCTTGGACCAGGATTGTAGTCATCCTCGTACATTTCTAAAATGGATTCTATGTCGTATTCCATTACTCTCCTAACATAGTTGTAAGACCGCCTTGAGCCTGTAGCTTACGATCTTTAGTAATTAAATTCTTTTGTATGTTTTCTAATTCTAATAAACCTTGTTCTGTAATTTTAGG